CGAACGGATATTCCGAAGTGAACCATAAGGACGAGAACAAGCAAAATAACGTTCTTGAAAACCTTGAATGGTGCAGCCACTTGCATAACACGCACTACGGGACAGCGATACAGAGGAGGGCTGCAAAGCAACGGAACGGAAAAAAGGCAAAAGCTGTGGAACAGCTTGACATGAACGGGAATTACATAAGGACATTTCCGAGCATGGCAGAAGCGAAACGGCAAATGGGATACGAACAATCCGCAATTTGCTACGCAATTAAAGGGAAATACTCCCAAGCATACGGCTACAAATGGCGTTACGCCATATAAGCATACAGGCAGAGAAGCCTTAAAAACGCACAAGACAGACAAGTCTATAAAACGGAAATCCGGTCAGAGAAGACCTAAATCGCGAAAGGAAACTGAATATGGCAAAGGTAAAACTGGACACCTCCCGAATCACGGGATGGGACGAACTGTCCGCAGAGGACAAAGTAAAAGCACTTCTGGAACAGGAAATTGAAGTAGAACAGCCAGAACCGGCGGACACGCTAAGACTGAAAAACGCGTTGAACAAAGCGTGTGAAGAAGCTGCCTCCTATAAAAAGGCACTACGCGAAAAACAGACCGAAGCGGAACGAGCCGAAGCGGAACGAGCAGAGAAAGACAGAGAACGAGAAGAACTGCTCAAATCGCTTTTGGAAGAAAAGAGAGTATCCACCTACAAGTCGCAACTCATGGCGGCTGGCGTAGACCCGGACACCGCCGATTTGATGGCGAAATCCCTTCCGGAAGGAGTATCGGATGAGTATTTCCAGGCCACGAAAAGTTTCCTTGATAACCAACGCCAGAAACTACTGACGGAATCCATCAACAAACAGCCTGGTCTTTCCGTAGGCACTCCGCCCACGGCGGCACAGGCAGAGAGAGAGGAAGAAAACCGGTTGCGAAAGCACATGGGACTGCCTCTCCGATAAATAAAAACATAAGGAGAAATAACAAATGGCTACTACCGTTGTTGCCCCGGCTGCTAATAGCATTGCCTACGCACAGAAGTATTTGCCCCTTCTGGATGAAGCCTACAAAGCTGATTCCAAGACCGCTATCCTCGACACCCTGTCCGACTACGTTCAGTTTACCGGCGCGAACACCGTCAACATCTTCAATCTGAACCCCGTCGGTATGTCCAACTATGACCGTAATGCCGGTTTCGTTCCCGGCGATGTGACTGGCACTTGGCAGCCTTATGTGCTGGAAACCGACCGTGGCCGGTCCTATCAGGTGGACTTCCTCGATAACGACCAGGCGATGGGCCTTGTGGTTCCCAACCTGCTTGCCACCGTCGAGCGTCAGCACATCATCCCCGAAGTGGACGCTTATCGTTTCGCCCAGTATGCCGGTGGTGCTGCCGCTGCCCAGGTGATTACCGAAACCCTGTCCTCCGGTGCTGCTACCGTGGCCTCCATCGATCTGGCCACCGCGACCCTGGACGATGCCGAAGTGCCTTATGAGGGCCGCATCCTGTTCGTGAACCCCACTACGTACCGGTTCCTCAAGGGCGGGATTACCCGCATGGTCATGAACCGCGACCGCGATGTGGATTACAACGTGGAGATGTACAACGATATGCGCGTCATCACGGTTCCTACCGGCCGGTTCCAGACCGCTATCACTCTGAACGCTCCCACCACCTCCAGCGGTGCTGGCGGATTTGCTCCTGCTTCTGGTGCTTCTGCCATCAACTACATGATCGTGCATCCTTCCGCCATCCTCCAGGTTATGGCCCACTATGCGCCCCGGATCTTCAACCCCGAACAGAACATCGAGGCCGACGCTTGGCGCGTCCAGCCCAGGTTCGCCCACGGTGCCTGGGTCAAGGCGCACAAGGACAACGGCATCTACGTGTCCCACGCCTAACACATGGCAGTCCGCAAGAACGCGGATGGCAGCGTGACCGTGGGGATCCTCCCCGAACTGCTCAAATCGGTCGAGCCGGGCGAACAACCCGGCTTGGCCGAACCGGAAAAACCCAAGGCGAAGCGCAAGGCAAAGTCCAAGTGAGGTACACCGCATGACACAGCAAGAAGCAATCACTATCGTTCAGACGCTTTTAGAGGGCGATCCTGCCGCAACGGACGCTCTTGTGGGCGTTTACCTTGACGATGCTAAAGCGGCCATTCTGCGCCGTTTATACCCGTTTGGCGGGTATGAGGACGCGGACATTCCGCCTGTGTACGAATTGCTTTGGTGCAAGCTGGCCATGCGGTACTTCCTCCGGCGCGGCGCAGAGGGCGAATACATCCATGACGAGAACGGCGTGAACCGTCACTACGCCAGCGTGAACGACGAAGACCTGTTGTCAGAAGTTACACCGTATGCGTGGATAGCGGGGGCTTGATATGAACTGCCTTGCACGAAACAAGACAACCATATACTACGCCACGGTTAGCGGAAAGACCGAACTGACCGACGAATACGGAAACAAGACGGGCCAGTACGAACTGACCTATTCCGCACCGGTCGAATGGGCCGCTAACATTCGCTGGGATTCCGGGGCCGTCGAATTGGACGGTTTCGGCTTGAACCAGTCCGGAACGCGGCGGATCGTTACGTGTGATGTGAATGTACCCATTACGGACAGCACGATCCTGTGGATCGGAATCACACCGACCGTGGACGAGCAGACCGGAGAAGTCAGTCCCGCGCACAACTACGTGGTATCGGGCGCACCGGAACGGTCGCTAAACCAGCTTGCGATACTGGTCCAGGAAGTGAACGTATCGTGACGGTCGATGTAAACATCTTCGATTACGCCAGCGTATCTAGGGCGCAAAGACGGTTAGACGAATACTTTGCCGATTTGATTGAAAAGGCTAACACAGTATGCGAACGACTTGCAACCATCGGCGCGGTTCGTGCCAGCCTTGATTTTTCAAGAGCCATATACAACGGCACGAACGATGTAGAGGTAACCGTTGAACCAATCGACAACGGGTACGCAATCCACGCACGGGGAAACGCTGTTCTGTTCATCGAATTTGGGTCCGGCGCATCATACGGATACGGGCATCCGGAACCGGGAGGATACGGACCTGGAACGTACCCAGGCAAAGGGCATTGGGACGACCCGAACGGTTGGTGGTACGGAAACCACGAACACAGTTACGGTAATCCACCGGCACAGGCCATGTATAACGCGAAACGCGACATACAGGCAGAAGTACAACGCATAGCAGACGAGGTATTCAACACATGATAGACATTGAAAACAAAGTCTTAAATGATGTCTTTGCTGCTGTGCGTTCTGCTTTTTCGGAATGCCAATGCTACGGAGAATACGTTGCCGTTCCTGCCGCGTTCCCTTGCATCTGCATTTACGAAGCAAGCAACAGCACCTATCGCCGGTCGCAGGACACCGATCTGCAAGAGCATCAAGCTAACTTGATGTACGAATGCAATGTGTACAGCGACAAGGCGACTGGCAAGAAAACAGAGGCGCGGGCCATTGCGAAACTGGTTGACGAAACGATGCAGGACATGAAGTTTACGCGGACTTTCTTCCAACCACTTCCGAATTTGGACCGAACGATTTACCGCATTACGATGCGATGGGAGGCCGTGGCTGGCGAACCCATTGTTACGGACGGCGGGAACGTAACCTATCAAATGTACAGAGAATGACGAGCAATCGTCAAGAAAGGATAAACTATGGCACTTGAAATTTCCACCGCTGGCATCTCCTTGAAATATGCCGTGGAAACTACTGCCGGGACGCGGCCCACTACGGGTTATACCGCAATCCCTAACATCAAGGAAACCCCCGACTTCAATCCGGAACCTTCGACCTTGGAAGTGACGGACCTGTCCGATCTGGTCTGGAAACGCTACATTGCCGGTTTGAAGGACCCCGGCGGCGCGATCAGCTTCACCGCGAATCTGACCGCTGCGTTCAAGACCGCGTGGGAAACCCTGGTCAGCGCGTACACGACCGCAATCGCATCAAGCAAGGCGACCTGGTTTGAGATCAAGGTTCCCAACATCGGCAGTTTCTACTTCTCCGGTATTCCGTCCGAACTGGGCATCAACGGTATGTCCGTGGACGCTGTGGCGGAATCCACGGTGTACATCACTCCCAACCAGATCGAAGGTTGGGACACTTCCAGCACCTAAGACCAATTCGGGGCCGAGGGCGGAAATGCCGTCCGCTGGCTATACGCGCGATCCGTGGGTGGCGACACGGCGACCCCGATTTGAATAAAAA